GATCCCGGCAAGGGCTGAGATCTCTCACACATCGCAGCTCCCCGTCAGGGGTGAGCACCACGGCAAGACCAAACACCGGGCTGGCGACTAGCTCTCACCTCTAGTTGTCAGCTGCTGCAGCGGTGCGGCACCAGGGCGGCGGCGTTTCACAGACCCTACCCCCACGGCAATGGATCTCAGCACAGGTGCTACACCCCGCGCCTCTATCACCGAACCACCCCATATAACGCCCTTATTGCCATAAGGGTCTGGCAACCGATGTATTGTCAACCCCATTGTCAACGCCAATACCCCAGACCCCTTGCAGTGCAGGGCATTTGAGCTGAGCAATGCGACAAAAGCTCTACATCCGCTGCTGGATATGGAGGATTTGCGGCCCCACCCCCTACTCCCTGGAGCCCTACCCCGGCTCCCCATCCCCCTACCCCCACCTCTGGGGCGGCTAACCTCAGTAAGTAAGGGCCTGGGGGCTGTGGGGTGTCGATTCTGAGCGTGATTGCTGGGGGCAACGTGCTGGAGCCTCCACAGCGCACCAGCACCCGCTGCACCGAGAGCTACGAAGACCTACGCAGCCGCATCTACGAGACGTTGCTACCGGCGCAGAGGGAGTTTGTGGACGACACCGACCACAAGATCCTGGGGTACTGCGCGGGGTTCGGAGCGGGAAAGACCCACGCGCTTAACGCCAAGGCGGTTTTCTTGGGAATGGACAACCCAAATACCACCGCAGCTGTATTTGAGCCCACCAACATCCTTTTAAGAGACGTATGGATGCGAAGTTTTGACAGTTTTTTAGAAGAATTTCGCATTGAACACGACTTCAGGGTGTCCCCTCAGCCGGAGTACGTGCTGCACCTACCCCGCGGCCCAGTGACCCTTATTTGTAGAGCAACCGAAACGTTCAATAGGATTAGGGGGCAAACATTGAGCTATGTTTTGGCCGACGAGCTTGATACATCTCCTCTTGAAGTTGCACAAAAGGCGTCAGAGATGATGCTGGCTCGTCTGCGTGGTGGCGTCAAACCCCAGCTAGCCGTTGCCTCCACGCCAGAAGGCTATAAGTTTTTCTACAGATGTTTCGTCGAGAACGGCGACAGACCAGACCGGCGTCTGATTAAAGCCAAGACAACCGACAACCCCCACCTCCCCGAGGGATTCGTCGAATCGCTCTACCAGAACTACGACGCAAACTTAATCGCGAGCTATATCAATGGGGAGTTCACTAACCTTGCGAACACCACTGTTTACCACCCCTATGACCGTGATCGGCACTGGTGTGACACGGAGATCAGGGAGGACGACCGCTTGCTGATTGGCGTGGACTTCAACGTCTCGGCCTGTCTGACTGAGGTGGTGGTACGGCGAGGCGACGAGTTCCACGTCGTTGCGGAGCACCACCCCAAGGACACCCCCGCGTTGGTGCGGTTGCTGCAGGAGATCTATCCCCAGCACGTAGAGGCCGGCAACGTGGTGATCATCCCGGATGCGGCCTCAAGGCAACGCACCACCACCAACGCAGCGGAGTCTGACCTTTCGCTGCTGCGAAAGGGGGGCTTCACCATCAAGGCGCAGCAATCCAACCCACAGATTGCAGACCGTGTGAACTGCATCAATGTGCTGCTGATGGCGGACCGCCTCAAGGTGCATAACAACTGCAAGTACCTGATCAAGTCGCTGGAGCAGCAGTGCTACGCAAAGGACGGGAACCCTGAGAAGGGCCGAGGGGGTCTGGAGGATGTGAGCGGCCCTGTGGACGCATTGGGTTACGCAATCCACTACCTCGCTCCCCTGCGCCGCTGGAGCACGGGCGGGTCCAACTACCGAGTGTATTGATGAAGTACCAACGCCTACAGCTCAGCGCCCACACCAGCCTGGAGACCTCGCTGGATACCAACGGTCGCTTCTGGATCGCCTACTCCTCAGGGGCGAGCGTGTTCATCCGCGACGTGAAAGAGCTACGCCGGTTCCTCAAGATCCCCAAGGGCATCCAATTAAGGGAGCGACTGGACGCTTGGCTTGACGAGCTGGCCGCGGCTGACACCGCCCGCCGGGAGCGCAAGGAAGCCAAGGAGGGCCTATCCGAGGAGGTGTTGGCGACGGGTTTCGGACCTGAATGCCACCTGGATGAGAGCGATCCGAACTTTGCGACGCGAACGGTGATCTAGGTGCTGCAGGAAATCTCGGTGATACGTGTGACTGCGAAGCGTGGCGGATAACAGCACCTACCCCTCGCGGGCGTCATCAGCTGTTCCGCTACAGCTGCAGTACGGCAACAGGGAGGATCCGAGCATCCTGAGCAGCGCGGTGCTGTCGATGCGTCCGCAGTGGGAGCCGGTTGATATTTGCATTGGCGGCACCGCTGTCCTCCGCGCCAACGCGGAGAAGATCATCCCCCGCGAGCCCAGCGAAGCCCGCGAGAGCTATGAGCGGCGGATCTTCCACGCCACGATGCCCCCGTTCCTGCCCCGCCTGGCCTCTCAGGCTGCGGGTGTGATCCTGCGCAAAGGAATCCAAATCGAGGGCGACGAGTATTGGGAGGAGTGGATCAAGGATGTAACGGGTGATGGCACCACCCTTAACGAATACGCCCGCCGCCAGCTGATCACGGCGATCTTGTACGGCCATAGCAGCAGCATCGTTGATTTCGTCAACGACACCACGGCTCGCACCCTGGCCGAGGAGCGTCGTCTGAACCGCAAGCCGTATCTGGTGCCGATCCATCCGCGGCAGATCTTGGGCTGGCGCACCAGCAACGACTCCAACAGCAGCGAGCTGTCACAGGTGCGCATCAAAGAGCGCATCGTCACCGCTGACGGTGCCTACGGCGAGGAGCTGGTTGATCAGATCCGTGTGATGGAGCAGGGCCGCTACGAGCTGTGGCGCTCACCTGCCACCACCTCCACGATGGCGATGCCGAGCTGGCAGCTGGAGGAGCGGGGCACCACCAGCCTGGGGCGCATCCCACTGGTGACGGTTTATAGCAACCGCCAGGGGAATCTGCTGAGCATCCCACCGCTGCAGGAGGTGGCGTATCTGTGCATTGCCTACGCGCAGCGGTTCTGTGATTTCCACCACGCCGTTCACGTCAGCGCCAACCCGATGCTGGTGCTGCGCGGCTTCGACCCCGATAGCGACGCTGAACTCGGCATCAGTGTGAACACGGCGCTGCTGCTGCCACCGGATGGCGGTGCGGAGTTCGTCAGCCCCACCACCGAAGCCTTTGACAGCCAGATGCGGTGCCTCCAGTCACTGGAGGATCAGATCAGCCGCCTTGGCATCAACACGCTGAGCAGCCAGAACCTGACCAACGCCGCAGCGGAAGCTCGCCGTCTGGATCGGATCGACTCGGACTCGATCATGGCTGTGATCGCAGGCGATCTGGAGCGTGCCATCAGCCAGCTGTTTGAGCTGGCAGCGGAGTACGTGGGCATCGAACCACCAACGGTGTTCATCCCCCGCGACTACGACAACCGTCTGGTCACGGGCAACGACATCACCGCCTACCTGCAGCTGTACATGCAGGGTGCGATCAGCCAGGAGACGCTGCTGGGCATCCTGCAGGACGGCGAGATCCTGCCGGCCACGCTGTCCATTGACGAGGAGATCAGCCGCACGCAGGAGATGCTGGCCGAGCAGCAGGCGGTGGAGCGTATGGCTGCCGGTGGCGCCGACATGGCGTTCCAGAACGCCGGTCAGGGCGAGTCATTGAGCAGCCAAACGCTCCCCACACCCATGCGTCCCGGCCGCAACGCCAACTAAGCCATGCGCCACCACCCCAGCTGGCGAGAAGTACGCCATGAGTTCATGCGCGATCTAGTGCCGATCAACGCCACCTGTGCAGTGTGCCGCTGGTGGTTTCCAGAGAGCAGTGCTGCGTCAGACCCTGTTGGCTACTGCCACTTCAGCCCACCAACGGTGGAGGGCTGGCCCCAGACCAACGGCGACGAAGACGTGTGTAGTGCGTGGGAGATGGACTACCAGCCCGTTCCTCGCGTGAAGGCCGCATGACCAACGAGCAATACATCCGCGAGCTGGCGCAGGCCATCACCCGCCAGGAGGATTTGAGCGACGAGGAAGCGCAGCAGGTGCTCTACGAGCTGGCACTGCGCATCTACGCCCTGTTGCTCAGGCGCCTGCCGGAGAACCGTTTTGAGCGTTACCTGCGCTGGCCTGAGCTACGGCGCCAGATCACGTTATGGCTGTTGGAGGCCAACGACCGCCTAGCCCAAACGCTGTTCAGCCGCCTCACTGCCGCTGAGACGCTGGTGCTGGCACCCACCAGCAAGCTGTTCAAGCTGCCCGAGGGACGCCTCACCGCGAGGCCCGTCACAGAGCTGCTGGACGCCACAGAGGTGATCGGCGTGCCGGTGTCGCGGTTGTTCGCACGTAATGCGATGACAGGCATGACGCCCTGGGTAGCGCAGATGCTGCAGCTGCTGGAGCGCAGCCTGATCACGCTGTTCTTCCAAGACCCACCCACCAGTGCAGTGGCGGAGAAGGTCATTGGCGTCCGCACCCGCTTGGGTAAGGAGGTGCCAGTGGTGAGCAAGGGCACGGTGGCCAATGCGTGGCGTGAACGCCAGCGCAACATCGTGGCCGCGGCGTTGTGGAGCCCCGTCACTCCAGCTGCTCTACGCGCCGCTGAACTGTCCGCAGTAGCGAACTGGCGCTGGAACGCGATTTTGGACCCCAAGACGTGTCCGGTGTGTCGCCCCTTGCACCGCACCACCGCGCCAGCACCTGACGAGTTTCCGCAAGGCCCACCTCCTCTACACCCGCGGTGCCGCTGCGTTGTGCTACCGCAATTTGAGTGAGTTACCTGTGTAGCTAAGGGCAACTTAGGCGGTACTTCCAACCCATTGCATGACTGAGCAAGTCATGGGTGCTCCTCAGGTAGAGGAGCAAGTTGATTCCGTGAATCAGCAGCCCGATGCCCCCGCCAGCACCGACGATGCAGCAGCGATGCGGCGCAAGCTAGAGCTTGTCCAGCAGGACAATCTCAACAAAGGCGAAGCGAACCGCAAGCTCAATGAGCGTCTCGGTGAACTTGAGCGTCAGCTCAGGGAGCGTGAGACAGAGCTTAAGTCGGGCAAACAGCAGCAACTCGCCTCTCAAGGTGAGTACAAGAAGCTGTGGGAGGACGCGAACGCGGACAATGCGCGTTTGCAGCAGCGCATTACCGAGCTTGAAGCCGCGCTTCAGGCAAAGGACAGCGAAGCCGAAGCTGAGCGACTACGCGCCAGCGCAATGCAACTGATCAGCCAGGCATCAGCCTTGGCACCTGAACAGCTGTACGGCCTGTTGGCAGGGAAGCTCCGCGGCAGCGACTCCGGTCCCACGGTGATCGTGAACGGCATTGAGCAACCGCTGAATGCGTACCTCACCCAACTTCGGAACCCCGGCTCCGGCTGGGAGCACCACTTTGCTGCCACCGGCACCCGCGGCATGGGCAGTGCGCCCAGCACCAACGGTATGCCAGGTGTTGTGAACCCGTATAAGCGCGAGACGTTCAACCTGACGGACGCACTGCGGTTGGAAGCAGAGAATCCCGATCTCGCCAAGGCCCTTAAGGCTGAAGCAGGTCGCGGGTAAGTCACGGTAAACCCCGCATTTAAGAGCCATGTCGCTTCAGAACATGGGTGGCACCACCCTGAGTGGTCTCGTCACCCGCCCCGAGTTTCTCGCTTACACCAGCGAGCGTATTTTTGAGCAGTCGGCTTTCATCCAAGCCGGCGTTGTGCGTCGTAATGCTGCCCTGGACTGCCGCGAAGGTGGCACCCGTGTGCGCGTGCCCTTCTTCGACTACATCGCTCCGACTGAGGAGCAGATCAAGTCGTCTAACGACTGGGGCACCAGCGGCGCTGGTTATCTGACTTCGCAGTCAGTGACCGCCGACGAGCAGATCATGACGATCCTGCACCGCGGCTTCCAGTTCGCAACCGACAATCTCTCGTCGCTTGCAACCGGTAGTGACCCTCTCGGTCATGTATCCTCTCAGCTGGCAGCTGCCATTGCCAAGCTGAAGACCGCCACCCTGCTGGCTCAGCTGAACGGCCTGTTTGGCAACATCAGCGGCAGCGGTGTGCTGGGCGCCAACACCTTCAACGCTTCTGGCACCACGACTGCAACGGCGTCTAACTACCTGACTGCCGCCAACGTCATCAAGGCCAAGAGCAAGCTGGGTGAGCGCGGCAGCGATCTGACTGCCATCGCCATGCACAGCAACGTCGCCGCCTACTTGGAGGAGACGGGTTACATGCAGGTGCAGGTGAGCGGTTCCACCGTTTCCGGCGCCACTGGCCTGATCGGCGTTCCCTATAACACCTTTGCTGGCCTCCGCGTCATCGTGGACGACCAGATCGGCGTGATCAGCGGCGGCACCAGCACCCACCTGAACAAGTATCCGGTGTATCTGCTGGGCAACGTGATTGCCGAAGGTGTGCAGCAGGATCTGCGCGTGGATACGGACCGTAACAAGTCCAGCTTCCAGGATCTGCTGATCTGCGACTACCACTACGGCTACCACGTCCTGGGAACCAAGTGGGGCGCCGCTGGCGACAACCCGACCAACGCTTCCAGCACCGGCAACCTGGCTGCTACCGGCTCTTGGACTCTGGCCTACCAGACCGCCAAGAACGTGCCCCTGGTGCGCCTGTTGGTGAACTCGCCATATGATGCTGGCACCTACGCCTGATCGTCATAAGGCAACTAGCCCCCACGCAATGTGGGGGCTTTTTTAATGCTTACTCAGCCGCAAGGCGGTTCTCTTCGTGGCGCTCAAACACACTGATGGTGTCGATCGACATCTTGTAGCTCTGCACCATCACTTGATTAACGAGCACGTAAGGCACGTCCAGCTGATCAGCGATAGCGGGAACGGTCAGACCCTCTTCACGCAGGCGACGAATGTCGGCAACGACGACCTTCCAGTCACGCTTGCCACTGGGCTCTGCGGCAGCCGCTTTAGCCGACTTCTTGCGCGCCGGCTTTTCAGTGGCGGCCTCTACGGCAGGCGTGAGATCGGCGTCAGTCATACCAAGAGGCTTTCCCCGAAGTTGCCTCAGGAAATCTAGGAACGCCGCTGCACCGGACCATGCCTGCACCCACCATCGTTGCGACAGCAGGCAGCGCCAGCGCCAACAGCTACCTGAGCGTCGCGGGTGCCGACACCATTGCCAACGGCATGGTTGGCACGGTGACGTGGACTACGGCGACCAGTGACGACAAAGCCCGCGCCCTGATCACGGCGACCAACGGTCTGGAGACGCTGGAGTGGATCGGCAGCCGAACCAGCGAGACCCAAGCGTTGGCTTGGCCGCGCACGGATGCCAGCTGCGGTGACAAGGCTCCAGCCGACGACGAGATCCCCCGCGAGATCGAGCTGGCCACGTTTGATCTGGCCAACGCACTGCTCACCACCCCCACCATGCTGCGCAGCTCCAGCAGCGCGGCGGCGCTGGTGCCAGGCGTCCCCAACCGCGACCTCAAGCGCCTGAAGCTGGATGTGATGGAGCTGGAATGGCGAACTGACGTGGGCAACAGCACCACAGAAGCCACCACGCCCCTGACGGTGCTTCCTCACCTGGCCACGATTCTCGGTTGTCTGACCACCAGCACCACCCGCGGCGGCATCGGCCGCGTCTGCGGAGTCGTTCGCAGTTAGTTACATAAGTATCTAGCAAATCAGACCTATTTGCTGGTCGCTAGGGTATCTATGTGGCTAACTCAGCTCTAGCTGACGAGCCGGGTACGCCGGCAGAGTCGGTGCGTCGTCGTCCTCGCACCGGCTACTTATCGACGCCGCTGAACAAAGACGAGCAGCGCCACGTTGGCGCCATGTACCGCAAGCATCAGGGCTTACTGCGCCTGCTGGGCCGCAAGCTCTGCCGCAAGTACCCCTTCGTCAGCGCAGAAGACATCTTCAGCTGCATTGACACGGCTTTTATCAAGACCTGCCGCGCTTGGGATCCCAACCGTGGCGCGTTCAGCACGCTGCTCACCGTCTTCTCCGAGGGTGATGTGCTGCACTTCATCCGCGATTCCAACTGGACGGTGAAAGCTCCTGGTGCAGTGCGCCGCATCGGCCAGCTTGCCCGCAAGATGCTGGAGCGCGGCGAGAGCATGACTGCCATCCGCGACGAGCTAGGGGTTAGCGACGAGCAGCTCAAGCTGGCGCTGGTGGCCACGCAACCCACCGACCACGACATTCGCGGCTTCGACCTTCACGTCTGCCCCCGCCCCAACCCGTGGGAGATGCTGGAGGCAACGGAATACGGCTACGGGGAAAACTAGCACTAGATCCCACCCGACCCTGTTGTCATGGCCACTGGTGCCTTCTTTAACGCCCTCAACTATCGCTTTTATGTGAAGGCGGGCACCACTGCTAGTGCTGTCCCATCGACCAGCACCGGCATGACTGAAGTGCTGAGCCTGACCAATGCCGGCATCCAAGGCAGCACGGATACCACAGACGTGTTGGACTACGGCAGTCCGCAGGGCTATAAGGCCAGCCTGGTCACCGGCCAGAGCTACAGCATCCCGATGAGCATGAACTTGGATCTCAACGATGCCGGGTATGCCATCCTCAAGCAGGCCAGCATGGATGCCGCCACCGGCGTCACGGTGCAGTGGTATCGGGAAT